TCATATTTGTTTCCGTGTCCAGTACCATTACCATTACCATCTACTCCCAAGTGTGAGTGTGATTGATTAACTGACATATCTACACTTACTAAAAACTTTCCTTGTCCAGCAGTATAATTTATTAATGGGCCAGACATAACAATTGTACCATGATCACCAGCGGCGCCTGTTGACGTTGCTGTATGAGTTAAGTTTGATGCTAACGTTCCTTTTTGTGCTTTTGCGGCTCCTACTGCAATTTCATTTGGTACATAATTTGTTCCATCCCACATTAAAACTTTACCATTTGCCGCTCCAGTTGTATTAACATCTGATAATGCATTAATACTTGCCGCGGCTATACGTGCATCTGCTCTTGCATTTGTATAATAAAGATTTGTTGATCCTTCATTTAAAGTATCTGTTGTTGAGTGTCCTGGATCACCTGGTACCCAAGTTGTACCATTCCATTTTAAAGTGTTATTACTTGCTACACCTGATGTATTAACATCTTGTAATGAATTAATTGACGTTGTTAATACTCTAGCATCAATGGCTGAATTTGCTCTTGCAACTGTATAATATAAATTTGTTGAACCTTCTGATAATGCATCTGTATCTTTTGCTGTTAAAGCCGCATCAAATCTTGCTTGAGTATAAAATAAATTTGTATTTTCTGGAATATCTGCTGTACTAATTTGATTAGCACCAGTACCCCAATCTAAATGTGTATCATTAATTGAATCAACTGCTATATTAAAAGTACCAGCAATAGTACCACTTGTTGTTATATTTTTATTACCAAAATCAAATCCTGATGCTGTAGTGTATCCCATTGTAGCTACAATACTACCACCTGATTCTATTTCAATACCTGCTGTATTACCACCTAAGGTACCACCTTTATTAAGTGTAATTACTCTATCTTTAATATGTAAATCTGTTTGTGTCGTAGTAATAACTTCTTCTGTACCTTTAACTGTAAGGTTACCAGAAATTACTAAATCATCTGCTTTTAAAATAGTTAGATCAGCCATTATATAATCTCTCTTTTATATCTATATAGTTATTTAGCAGATTTGGCCAATATGTATTATATGCTGTTATAAAAGAAAACCCCCGAGTTGCCCCGGGGGTTTAAATTATTCATTAATTAATTTGCACTTCAAGTATCTAATATAAATTAGATAAATGTTACGTTTGATAACGCAATTGAAGCCACATAGTCAGCTGAATTACCAAGTGATGATGCTGTGTTTGTTAACTCAACATAACCATATCTTGTCATGAAGCTTACTACTGGTTCAAAAGTTGACGGATCAACGATAACGCCTGAAGACATTAGTGGAATGTATGGGCAATAGAAAGCCGCCGCATCAACTTCACCAGCACCTTTGTATCCAATAAGGATTCTTGCTGAAGAAGCCGCATAAGAGTTAACATAAACTCTCATAGCGCCATTTAATGTACCAACGAATTTAGTATTTGTTGGAGCTTCGAACGTACCTTCAGTTGTTCTTGCAAACGCTGAAGTTGTCGCAGATTGGATAACTGTTAATGCGTGTGGTGATACCACTGCCCAGTTAGCCGCGCCACGTCTTGTTTTTTGTGCAATTAAGTTAGCTTGTTGATTGATCATAACAGCCAAAGCCGCGTGTTTGTCCCCAATAAACGTTGCTGTACCTGTTGTAGAGTTTTGATCATAAGTAGCATCTGCAGTACCACCTGGTGCCGCTAATCTATCTAATGATGTTAAAACTTCTTGGTCAATCTCAGCAGTAATTTCTTGAGCTAAAGCCGCCATAACTTCTGCTTCAACATCTAAACCGTGCATAGCACTTGCGTCTTGCGCCGCTTCAAATGTCCATCTTGCAGATAGTTTTCTTGTTTTAGCTTCAACAGTTTGTTTTAAGATTTGAATTGACATCTTAGAACCTGCCGCACCCTCTAAAGTAGAAGTAGTTGCACCAGTCATTCCTGCTGTTCCTTGGTTACCATCGTCATTTGTGCCAGAACCTGAATAAGATCTTGCAATGTCGAATGGTGATAATGCTTCCGAACCTGCTGTTACGCCAGCGGCTGTTTCTGCATATCTAACTCTTAATGTGTGAATTTGTCCAACTGGACCAGTCATTGGTTGCACACCAATGATTTCGTTCGCAATAACAGTTGGCATCACACGTCTAATAATTGGCAATACAACTTTGTTTAAAGCCGCAACGTTACCGGCGCCTGTAGCACCTGTTGTTGCCGCCTCTGCCAAGTATGATTTAGTATTCTCTAGAACTGTTTCCATTGAAGCTTTTCTTTGGCCTTCAAGACCTTCAGTTAAAGCCTTCTTTGTATCAGCCCATTGATCTGTGATTACTTTATCAGTCATTTTACTTAACTCCTAGACCTGCTAGTTTTTTAAGTTCAACAATTTCACCAGCTTCTGAGCTAGGCTCAGCAGGTGTTTCTCTGTTACCAGTTACCTCTGTTCTTGAATCAGCTGATTCAGTAACAATTGTTTTATTTGATTCCGCCGGAGCAGATTCATTTAAAACAGCTGGCAAGTATTTGTTAAACTGCTTTTTTAAATCGCTTGTTTGTACAGATTCAAGCAATTCATTCATTACTCGACGCTTATCTTTAGATAAAGCACTCGTTAACTCTACTAGAGTTTTTTCACGAATGTTTTTATCTTCAGCAATTCTCAATTTAGTCTGAGTTGCTTCAATTTCAGCGTCTTTTTCTTTAATCTTAGATTCTGTTTCAGTAGTATTTGCTTTAACAGTTTCTAATTCTTTTTGAAGTTTTCTAACCTCTGTACCTTCGGCTAGATGAGAAGACATATACTCGCCTGCGAATGCATCAAATACTTTTCTACCAAAGTTGTTTTGTTTAGCAACTTTAATATCATCTTTAAGTTGTGATAATTCGCTAGTTAGTGATTTTTCAACTGCTTTCTCAACAACACCAGCCGCTTTAGTAACAAAACGTTTTTTAGCTTCAGCAATCATTTTCTTGCCTTCTGCTACTAATTTAACTTTTTGTTCTACAACTGCTTTTTTGTCATTTTCAAACTCAGTTAACTCTTTTGCTAATTGTTTAACAACAAAGTTTTCCAATTTTGCAAAATTGTTTTTCAAATCAGTCTTATCAGCGTGTAATTCCTTCACTTCTTTAGCAAGGTGCTCAGCAACAAATTTGTCTACCAAACCTAAATGTTTTGCAACATTAGTTTTGTATGCAACTCTTTCTGCCGCTAAAGCTTCTTTGTCAGCTTTAAACTCTTCCATTTCTGAAACAAGTCTATCAGTTAACATTTTGTCCATTGCTTCAACAATTTGGCTCTTGTCACTTTCGTAACGTTGAGCAAACTCATCGCGAAGTTCAGCTGTGATTTCTTCTCTGGCTTCATCTAATTTAGTTTTCCACGTTTCTTGAATTTGGTTTTTCAGTTCTTCAGAAATTCCATCTGCTTCAAGAATACCTGTAAAAATATCTGCCATGAGTCGTTCTCCTATAACTTCAGCTCTTTTATTAATTTCATTACCTCTTCTTTAAGGTAACGTTCAGCCCTACGATCATATACGGATTCAGCGCCTAGACCATAAATTCGTCTGCCGCCTCTCATGTTCATAAGACCTTCATATATTGCTTTCGGATAAGCATCTGGAGCCGATGGCTGAGCTACAATATCAACAGTAACAATTTCAAAATCAGACACATTGCCTGACTCATTAACGTTTCCTGTTCCTCTTGAGCTTACACCTAATTTCGCTCCACTTTCCAAAAGTGTTTTAACAATATTCCCCATTGGGGTTGGTAAAATTTTAAGTTTACCAATTCCATTCGGACCGTCCATCCACATATTTTCTATCATATGTGACACACGATCCAAATTGACTGTTAATTCTTCAGGATGATCGGCTTCTCCCAAAACTGAAAATCCAGATTTCAATCTTTCATCTACTGAAGAAACTGCTTTTTGAATTTCTTCAAGTGGATAAACACGTTGATTCTGATTTTTCACTCCGCCTTGGATGAAAACACCTTTCATATATAAGTTTTTCTTATCACCTTCGCCTTCATGTAATACTTGCATTCCGGCTTGGTCAAAAGTTAAACTCTCTAGTAACGGTTTTACCATATTTGACGATCTCCTAATCTTCTAACTTCCTTACACCTTATCTAGATGCAACTGGTGATTTACTTTTATCACTCGCTGGTGCTTTAGCTTTTGGTGCCGGTTTCAATTTAGCATCGCCTTGTTTAGAACTATTTGGATTGTCCTTAACTGCTGGTGCTTTTCCACCTTTTTCGTCACCGCCTGTAAAATCAACTGGATCTGCTCCGTCGATTCTTTTAGCTCCGCCATTTGCCGCAACTGGTGATTTAGTACTATCAGAACCATCTGAATGGCTAACTGCCACTTTAGATAATTCAGTTGCTTCTTCTAAATCTTCGCCTTCTTTTGAATCTTCTTTAGCTTCGCTTTCAGTAGCAACTTCGTCTGCAACTTCAACTGATTCTTCAGGTGCACCAATTACTGGAATTTCTGCAGGAACTTCTGCATCACCTTCTAAGTCATCAGCCGCCGCTTCAGCATCGTCACCTGCTTCTTCGTCGCCCATAAGTTTTTCAAATTCAGCTTTAAGATCTTCTAAAGCGTCTTCTAAGTCGTCAACTCTGTCTTCAACTTCGCCTTCATCATCGTCACCATTGTCGTCAGCTGGTGCTTCAGCATCATCAGATGCTTCGTCATCATCGCCTTCTTCATTAGTTTCTTCATGCTCAATTTCTTCAGCATTTGTGTCAGCTTCGTCTTTAACAGCATTAATTAAATCTTCTTCAGAGTCACCTGTACCAAGAACTGTTTCTTCAACATCAGCTTTATCTTCAGCTTTAGCGTCAGTAGTTTCTTCAACAGCTTCTTCATCTTTTGATTCTTCTGTTTCAGCTACTTCTTCTTTAGCTTCGTCTTTAGCTTCGTCTTTAGTTTCATCTACTGCTTCGTCTTTTGCTTCAGTAGTAAGATCTTCTTCGATCTCATCAGTCTGTGTATC